TCACTTCCTGCGACTACAGCACCAGTATTTGTTATTGTAGCCGAAAAAGTATCAGTACACTCTAGGGTTGAGCTACATGATTCTAAGCCGTTAAATTGACCTATGATTATGTTAGAATTTTGCCAGCCTTCGATAGGGATACGGGCGTTGATTGAAAGGTTTGATCCTGTGCTTGAAATAGCTGCGCCTGTAGCTTTTGTGAGACCATTTAAAGTTGATGTTTGAACGCTAAAAGTTAAATAAGAAACCGACGGCTCAATTAAAGCATATTCTCCAAAAAAAGTAACCCCGGCTATGTTTACAATATTTGTTCCAGCTAATTGCAAACTTGGAATGATTGAGGAGTTTGCACTTACTAATTGCGTCCCATTCCAAGTAGGTAAAGCCATTCGAGCCTCTACCGCGGTAGGTGTAGTTCCTGCCGTAAATGTTCCTTTAATTAGTAAATCTCCTCCCTGTCTTTTACACTGAAGAGAAGGAGTAGGAACAGAAGACCCAAATCCTGTAAATGCCGAACCTGTTAAACCACATGAAGACCAATCTGTGTCTGCATTAGTTGATGAGTAGGTATTTCCATTTGATAGCTGTTTAGCTGTGGCGTAGTCTGAGCCTGATCTTTGGCAGATTATAGTGTGTGAAGCAGCCGCATTTACCCCAGTAGAACCATTAAGCGTCCTAGAGGTAAACCCAGTAGAAGTGGGGGATGATATAAACGATTGAGTAAAATTTCCGTTGTCATTATCTTCTAGTGTACAGTTTGGTGCGACAGTAAATATACTAGAATTGAAAGTACAAGTGTACTGTGAAGTTGAGGCAACAGTACAATTCCCATTGACCCAATCTACGTTTTCTGCACTAATAACCCCAGCACTAGAAATCCTAGCACTAAATTCAGTAGTGCAGTCAGGAGTCTGGCAGGCAGATATATTTTGAGTTAAGTCAGTAGCACCAACAAAGGCATCGTCAATGTAAACATCCCCAGTTACAGCAGTAGGTGAACTTGTAATTTCTACGCCGTTAAAAAACTCGCCTAAAATGCTGGGCACTTTATATAAATTCCACTTACCATCTGGGATTACATTCACGCAGTTGGTAGTTATGGCAATGCCTTTTCTTTGACATACTCTGATCCCAGATACAGTTGTCTTAATCCTAACAGATACTAAGCCCTGTACGCCGTCTTTGTATGCTTGGTTGCCTGTAGGGGATACGTTAAAAACACCAAGAGTAGAAGCCGCCATTGTCATTTTTAAAGCGTTAAGACCGCTAAACACTTTTGTGCTATCAATGTTTACGTCCACTTTACTTGAAGAACCTGAGCCAATAACCCAAGACGTATCATAAACACTATGCTCAAAGTTTGGGTTTTCCAGGATGTTATTGTTACCAGTCTCAATCAACGCCATTGAGCTTGATAACTTTGTTACCTGTCCGTTGGGAGTTTTGATTGTCGCCCCGATGGATTTATCAGCTTGATTCAATCCCTTTAAGATTGCCGGAGCGTCACCTTGTCCAAATGAGACATCGACCAAGGCCGCCAATCCCACCATAAGAATTACAATTTTAATAATATTATTCATATCACTTCCTTATACGAACCAAATAACTGTAACGTCACCAACTACCCCAGAATCTACGCCGATTGCTTTAAAGCTACCCGCCGGAATCTCAGAAGTTGATTGACCTACACCCAGGTAAAAACCACTTGAAGCCGTTGGAGTATTGGCAGCTGGAACAAATCTAATAGGTCCATCGGCTGCTAGTGAGTTTTGGATAACCATCCTCTTAGCAGAAGCCGGAGCTGTGAACGTAGCCGCTGAAACATCCGTGACTGTTTGTGTGCTAAAGTTTGAAAATTCGGGTGAAGTATTAAGCTCGATAGAATCAAGCTTAGTATTTGTGTTTCCAATAGCCGTAATAATTGAATCAAGTTTAGCATCCGTAGCCGCACCAGTTGGAAGCGGAAGAGATGAAGCTGATACAGGGAGAGTTTGATCATTTACTAAAACCACTCTTTGAGTCGTGGCATCTGTCGCTCCAGAGCTGAAACTTACTGGAAGTGTAGCAACATCAACGTCACCAATATTGTTCGTTCCCGCCGGAAGAGGAGGAAGAGTTAAAACATCAACGTCACCAATGTTATTTGTACCGGCAGGAAGTGACGGTAATGAGAGAACATCAACGTCACCAATATTGTTGGTACTAGCAGAAAGAGTAGCTTCAACGGTTAAGGCACCCGATGGGTTGACTTTTACATCAACAAATCCACCGCCTCCTCCTGTAGTCTTACCAATGATTGTACTTTTATTTAGTTCAGCAAACATTGATCCAGTTACAGTCTGATCCAAAGAGTAGAGTGAAGACTGAACTTTAGTAGCTTTTAAAATTGTTTGTAGTCTAAATACACCTTGAGCCGTTCCGCCGTTCGTATATACAATTCTTGCAAATTTAAATTCAGCATTAAAAATATACCCCACGCCAGTAGCCGCTGAGTATGTAGTCGAATGAGAGTGATCCCAGTTTGTTCCATCTGGAGAAAACTGAACCGATAACCCATTTGTCGCCGAAGGAACATCTGATTTTACGTTTACATTTAAGCAAGCATAGCGTGTAATTTCTACTGCTGTGCCCGTAAAAACAGCGTTAGCACCCAACGCCGTAGTTGAAGAGTTACCTGTATCAATTACGCCGTTAGCTATTAGCTTACCATCAAGAGAAGAAAGATTTGATCCAGCGGAAGAATCAACTACATTTAGTTTTCCTGTAGTTACACCCACTAAATTACCAGCTCCGTCACCAATCGCAACGCTATCGTCTGTATCATCCAGATTTACGTTAAGTTGAGAAGCAGTAATGCTTATGTCGCCCGCAAAATCAATTAGCTTAACAGGAAGGGGGCGGTTATTTGCAGGAGTTACCGTATCTTGCGATACGTTTGTAGCCGTTCCGTTTAAATTAAACTGAACAGGATTGTTTGCGATGGTTGCAAGAGTCGTGCCATCTGCTGATAGCTTGTTAGATACTGGACGTAAAATAGAGAAAGTATCTCCGGCAGATAAAGAGGCAGATAATACTGAAGATAACTCAAAAAAGTTAGCGTCAACAATCTTATCGATAAAAACTTCAAATTCATTAATTGAGTTTGCGGAAGTAAGAATCCTGAAAACATCCCCAATTTTGGCTCCATGAGCGGTAGCCTTGACCAGGTAATCATTAGATCCGGCTTCGACAATATCGGAAGCGGATACTTCATAAACACCCATAGGAAAAACGTCTAGTGATCGACGGTTAGATCCTATAGGTTGCCCTGTAATATATGATTCGTTTCTTAAATCTTTGTCGTTAGAATTAGGTTTTTGTAGCTTTCCGTAAGCTGATCTTGTGGTAATGCCTGACATGAATCCCTCCAGTCCTATGGCCTTCTTAGGTATCTATAGTTTGAAGGGATTCGTACGAAAAGTAAACTATTCTATTACTTTAGTTTGTTCCCAAAGTTGCCCTGAATTTTCTTTTCTTCTTTGCTCCATTCTTGCATTAAATCCTGGGGATATTGTCTCCCTGAAGTCGTCATTCAAAGTATAATTAAACCCTGCTTTCAAATAAAACAAGTTGTTACCTGGAACGAATCTTGACAATTCTCCTATGTCTTTCATCTCAGCTTCACCTGTGACAAGTTTTCTTGATAATTTAGTTAATTCATCTACTGAAGCTACTACTGGACCTCCAATAAAACCTTTTAAAACGCCGCCTCTATTGGATTCGTCTAGCATCATATCACCAAGCAAACCAAACGCTCCGCTTGTAATAGCTATTTTTTTCATTGTAGCCGGACTTGACGGATCAGGAGGAGTTTCATTATTAATAAGTGCCTTTAGTGACAACGAAACATATCCCATAGTCATTAGCCCAATGGTATGAGCTGAAAGTTGTTTAGCCCTGCCTTGTGCAGTAGGATTGTTGACATAAATTTTCTGCATAATAGAAGCTTGTTTTACGGTAAATGACTTAAGCATAGCAAGCATACGAATAGCTTCTCCGCCATAGGTTCCTTTTTGAGATGTTCCCAATAAAAAAGCTTTTTCCCTTAGCCCTGGTTGCGGAGCCGCAAAATTTCCAAATTCTTCCCCAAACATAACCCCTAGGTTCCTAGATAGCTGTGCCCTGTACTCGTCCGGAGTAGAAGGGAAAAAATTTGGGTTTTGAGCTTTGTTTTGTTTAATAGCTGCCAACGCTACATCGTCAGGAATTTCAGAAACGGCATGGGGCATGATAAGTTCTTTGCCTTTCCATTTACCTCTCATTAATTTAAATGCTTCAAAGTCAGCTTCTTTAATCCCAGATTTAGATAAAGTTTTTTTATAAGAATCACCTATTTCGTCCCATGATTTCCCTGCGGTATTCTTTGCAAAATCCCAAGAAAGCATCATAGTAGGAGCTACTCTATGGTAGCGTCCTTGTTGAGCAATTGGGTTCCATTTGCTGTACCATTTATTAGCTATGTTTATGGCTTTGGTTATTCCATTTGATGAAGCTGCAATTCTCAATTCATTCCCCATGTCAGATTCAAGGGCTAAATCAAAAATCTCAGCTAGTTCTTTTTGATCTGATGGTTTCCATGTAGAAAATAGTCCCTCTAGTTCTTGCCCTATTGACTTGAAATAACTTCCACCTGTAGCCATATTTAGAGCGGTAACTCCGGCAAAAGTATCTGTTAAAGCAGAAAACATAGATCCGCCAAGTGTTCGCATTGAGGTTAAAGCTCTAATACTGTCTCCAGCATCGGCCATAAATTCATTCCCAATTTGATCTGTTTTACCGCTTAGTCCAGCAATTAATGTATCGTAATCTCCCTCAAAGGAAAGATTAGAGCCTTTTGACCTTGCGTTTATATTATCAATTTGTTTTTGAAGTTTTGCTTTAATTGCAGGATCGGCTGTGCCTTGTATTTCTGCTGCTAGTTTTCTGATAGTTTTTTGTTTTATTGTAGCAAATTCTCCTAAACCTTTGCTTCCAAGAACGTCATACAAAGCTATATCCCTGGAGGCTTGAGCACTTTCCGCCATAAGAGAATCTAATATTGTCTTGTCTGAGAATTGTTCCCACATCTGACCAAGACCTTCGGCTGTATAATGAAGTGCCCTTGGTCTAAGATTTTTTCTTTGAATATTAGATTTAATTAAATCTTTAGGAATATTGTTAAAATCAACAGCTTCTTTATCAAAATGTCTCTGAATAAATCCTTGATAAACGTCTTTTAAATATTGTTTTCTATCCACTTCTTCCAATAAAAAAGGAAAAGTTCTCTCTAGGTCAAGACGGCTATAAACAGTTTCGACCCAAGCGTCCTCTCCGATTTCTTGCATTTTAGAAATATTGTAAAGATCCCTTTGGTTTATCCCTCTATCTTTTAAATAATTTATTTCAATTCCTGTAGCTTTCTTATCTGCATGAACCATGTCTTGAACTTTTCTAAATACGCCAGCAATTTGTTTGGCTGCATCCGATACTTCATTTTTACCCCCAGCAAGAACATGAAGAATTTCTTGATCTAGTCCTTTTGAGATAATCACTTTAACTTGTTCTGGAGTTAAATTCTGGGCAATGTAATTCCCGTATTTTTTATTCATTACGTTCATTACGGATTCTACTGATCTAGCTGCACCTTCTCCGTGGTAGTTTGTTGACCTTAAAAGAGAGGCTAGTCCCTCTTCGGGGCCGCCAAGTGAAGGATCAAATACCCTTTTTATATTGTCTGTTCTTTTAGCAATGTCACGGATTTTTTCTCTTTCATTTGTGAATTTTTCCATGCCAGTTTCTTTAACATATTGATTTAGTTTTTTTCTAAAACCATCTACTGTCCTGGTGCTTTTTCTCATTGACTCAATTTCGTCAAGCATCTCATCAAGTTCTTCTTGCATGGATTCTCTAAGAGATGTGTATTTGTCATTAACAAATAGTTTGCAATCGGCAAATTCAGACATTCTAGGCTCCTCTACAATTTACAAAATCTTCAACTACATTTTTAAATTTTTGGATATTGCTTATTCTTTCTTTGGAGGCGGTAATCTCCGCCATAGAATCTTTATCAATCAATCCCCTTTCACTAAGTTCTTCAAAACTTTTGATCCTTTGAATTGTATCTGCTTCTATTTCATTGAGATCAATAAATTTTTGATCGTCCGATAAAATAAAATCTTTAGTAGCTTTCCATGTTTCAATGTCAAAGCCTAGTTTATTTTCAGGGGATCTAACATTTTGCATAGCCGTATCTAATTCTACCTCGTCCAACTTTGGAACAGTTAATTGATCCGAGCTGAACCTTGCTGTTTCGGTTATCTTTGATTCTGATAATGGAAATATATGAAGGGCATTATGACCTGTTATGTTGTCGGTCATTGATAAACCATCAAATCCTTTTTGTTTAAGGGATTCCATAAAAAGTTTAGCGTGAGAATCATTCAAGTCTAGGTCAATCCTATTTCTTATTTTTCTCCAGGCATCTTTTATGGTGTCGGATTCTAAAATAATTTTCTTAAGCTTTGAGCTAGGTATTGATTCAGAAATTGACTGTAGCAATTCTTTGTTTGGCATTGAAGCATCTAAAATATTGGCTTGATTAATTTTAATCTCGCGAACGTCTACGGCAAACTCTTCCATTGGATTAGTGGCTAGATTGTTGGCGAAATTAGGATTGTCTGTAGCGTAAATGCCTTCCCCAAAAAATTCCCCAATAATCCTTTTATCTTCTTTTGTTCCGGCAACATAGAAAACTTTCTCTCCTACTTTGTCCGGTGCCATAGGCTCAAATCTGTAATTTGACCTAACTTCACCAAGTTTAGATCCAACCGGTGCATCTTTAAAAGTGTAGTCATCGTAGGCTTTTGCTACAAGATCGACGTTTGGAGTAAACCCTTCTTTGACTTGTCCTACGGCAAGTTTGGCAGCAAGGCCTGTGGCAGAACTTGATTTATTCATCAAGCCACCCCAGGATTTTCTAATACCATAAATAGCAGCAGGGGCAGCTATACCCCCACCAATAACGGAAACAAAGGCATCGTCGAGGCTGTAATCAACCATTGCCCTGTTTGATTGGTTATACATAAAAGGCTCAAGAGCCAAGTTACCGACAACACCTTCTACCGCTTCGGCTCCGAATCTTCCAAAGGCGGTCCCTCCTCCTGACATAGCTTGGGCAGCAGCTTTTACTACTCCGTAAGATTTAGCACTTGCAGCTACCGCTCCGCCAATGGCAGAAAGGCCCATCCCTGCAAATGCCCCTACTCCAAATTCTACTGGATCTAAAGCATGGGCTACAATTCCCGCTCCTAAAGTTACTGCTTGGTTATAAACAGATCCTTTGGGACCGTTGGCAATTGCTTGCTGTAAGGCAAATCTTTTTTTGCCTTCTTCGTTTAAATGATAAGCCGCTACTTCGCTCATTGGTTTAGTAAATGGTTTTTCAGTAAACTGGTATTTAGAATTTAATTCTTCTGGTGATAACTTTTTAGCATTAGGAGAATCAAAATCATCAAGAACAGTATTTCTTGCCCAACCAGTTACGAATGTATCCATCGTTGCAAGTTCATAGGCGGCTTCAAATGTACCAAATTCTGGTCCAGTTTCTTGCCCATATTCTTGAGATAATGGTAAACCGTTCATTATAATTTTCTCGCTTTTTCTCTTTTAAGTCTTGATAACGTATTTTGTAAAGAGGCGACTCTTCCTGCTACCGAATAAGAAGTTTTAGCTTCTTCTTTTAAAGCATTAATTTGCTGCTCATAAGATTTTATCTCTTCATCTACCATAAGACCACTATCACGCATTTCAGTAAAGGATCTTTCAATTGGTTTTCCTTGAGAATCTTTAACCTCAACAAGTTCCCCAAATTTATTTAATTTAGTTAATTTGGCTCCGTTTTGATTTCCATTAGAAGACCATACGCCTTGTTGAGATAGTTCAGAAATATACCTGTCTTTAATTTCTGCGTAATCTTTTCCAATAAGTTTTGGATCATTTTGGTATTCTGGAGGAACAGCAATATCTATTTGCGATAACTTGCTCTTATCAAGAGATGCGTCCATAAAATCTTCAATATTAGATTTATAGTTTTGAAAATCCTTTGGTATAAGGACGCTAGACCTTCCTGCGTTGGCAGTTGTAAAATTCCCTGCCAGTGCTGCAATTGAAGATGCTTTTGCTTCTTTGGGTGACATACCCTTGGCAGTTAAAGCTTTATAATTTAACTCAAGACCAGCCTCTAAACTGTTTTTAATCCAAAGATTATTTCCTGATTTGCTTCCTGACATAACTGCTTTTTGAAGATTTAAAACTTCATTATCCTCAAATATTTCTTTTAGCCCAGTTTTTAATTCTTTTGGTGCCCTTTTGTAACTATCTTCTATTTCTGCTTTATTTTTAATATTATCTAAATATTGTTTCCTTGTATCTGTATCAGGCATAAAAAAAGAAATAGCTAAAGTATTATCTTTGATGTGACCATTTGCTACCATTTCAGATACTACTTGCCCAAAATCATTTCCGTATCCTTGTTTCAAACTTTGTATGACTTGATTGGAAGCATCTGTATTTGGTGAAGATAAAATGTCTGCGTATTGCTTAGACATATTTTTATCTAATATTTTTACATTATTTATTTTATTGGCTATCTGTTTTTGTTTGACCATTTCTTTATAATCTGCCATGGCTTTGGGATTGGATACGTCCATTGCCATAGCCGCTGCCATTTTTATATTTTGGTCGTTTCTAATCATGAACCCAGCACCGTCTGTATTTTTATCTTGAACTAAATCTCTTGCGGCTTTTTGATATACGGCTGCCATTTGTTTTCTGCTTTCAAGGTTAAAAACATCGTTCTCTCCTCTCGGGATTTCAAACGCAAGTATTCCTTGAACTTTATCAAGTGGAAGTGTTTTCAATTCTTTCATTGCTTGGTTATATTGTTTGGCATTATTTAAATTGTCTAAAACAATAGCTCTTTCTTCTGGAGGAAGAAAGGAAGATTTGCTAATTAAATTTGTGTAATCAGATTCAATATCTTTTCCTTCGAGAAGACCTGTGGTGACATTAGATACTTCTGAATTAAAAATTCTTTTTGATATTTCATTTTCTTGTTCGCCCAATCTTTGGAATCTATCTTTATAAGCTTGAATTTGTTTAGGATCAGCGTATTGTAAAAATGCTTTTGATTCAGGATCTTGGCCATTTAAAAATCTTAAGCCTTGACCGTAGTTTTTTGAGTTTTCAAAACCTTCAAGTAGAGTTCCTGTATAATCAGCACCGTACTTTCTAAGTTTTTCTTTGGCTTCGGTTTCGTTGTGATATAAACCAATTCCATCGTTAATAGCTTTGGCTGTATTATTCATGAAATCCAACGCAAGAGTTGGATTTGGTTTTTGAGCTAAAACTTGTCTGTTCTTGTAAACATCTTCATCAACTAAGCCAGACTGGTAAATAGCTTTATTTCTGTTTTCTTTAGCTTGTGACTTGAGAGCCATTTCATTAGAAAAAGAACTCAAAGAGTTTTCCCACTCGGCTTTTGCGTCGTCGTTTGGGGCTGAGTCAAGTTGTTCTTGACCATAGGATTTTAAAAATTCATCCATTTCAGCAGAATATCCTGTAGGATCTCCAGTATATTTTGCGTCAAGTTCTGTTTCTTTATCTGATATAAGTCTGTTTAATTCATTTTTCTTTGTATTTAAAAAAGAACTTGTATCTGATTGTTTTCTTTTTTGCATTAACTGTTCGCCAATTCTGGCGACAGTACCACCAAGTTGTCCCCATGCTTCCGCTGCTATATCTGATCTGGCAATAGATGGACCTTGGGCAAGGTCTACCGAATTAGTGCTTATATTTTGTGTTTGAAGACGAGGTATTTGAGGCATTAGTACCCTCCGGTATTTCCAGCTAAATAATCTTGACTGTATTGTGTAGTTCCACCAGCTCTATCGACTCTAGGTGAAGAAGATGAGGCAGAACTTCTGTTTTTATAATAAGATGCTCCACCTTCTAATAAAGTTCCTACTGCGCTTAATGCTCCAGCGGAAGAAAAAGCAGAAGCTTCTTGCATACTTACATTGGCACCCATCATTAACTGATTTGCTCTAAATGTAGTATCTCTTTTCATGTCAGATACTTTTTTAGTTATTTTTGAATTGGTATCTTCAAGTGCCAATAATGTAGCACCTGTTCCAAGTGCAACTCCTCCGGCTGCATATCCGGCTGTTTGTTCTGCTTTAAATTGTTCGCCTTGCTCTTTAAGATTAACTTCTTCGATTGCCATTCTGTCAAGCATCTCAGCTGCTTGCGCTCTTTTAAATTTGGCTTCTTGTCGAGCTGCTGAAGCTCTAGCTTGACCTTGTTGATATTGAGAATAGGCTTGAATCCCAACGCCTGCTGCCAGTACGGCTGTTTCTACGCCCATATTAGTTCCTCACTTTAACATACATAAAATGGTCTTTCCTGCTATGATAGTTTTTCACAATGCTTTCAAATTGAAAACCCAATGCTTCGGCCCATTTAACATTTTCGTCTAGTACCGCAATCTGTAATCTATGGGCATCGAAATCAGTAAGAAGCCAATTGGTAAAATCCCGCATAGTCCTGACTGTAGCCTTGGAAAAGTTTTTGATATTTGTCCCAGGTATTAACCAGGCTTCCCAAACCCCTTCGGAAATGTACGATAAACCGCATATAAATACTAAGGTATTCTCACTGAAAAAACTCATCATTGGACGAATATCAGGATGTTGAAGAGAAAAGTTTAAAGACTTTTTTACGTCAATTCCTACGTCTTTATGGTCAAACATTGTTAAATGATCTTCGGTCGTGGATACGGCTTTAAGTATCATTTGTGTACCCTTTAGTGAGTAACCAAAGAATAGTCATAGGATAAGGTAAATCTTGTTTTAAAATAATTTGATGATCATTTGGAGAGGCATTTAGAGAAAGTTTTATTTCTTTTGTTTGAAGCGCGGAAGCTGTGCCCGCTTCATCAATTGGAAACTCGTTTGGTGATAAAGAGCTTTTATATTTTCCGCCTCTTGATCGGTCTATGAAAATACTGATCTCATGTGTTCTTCTTAATGAACCTTGAGATACTCCAAATTGTGCCCCTGATTCAGAAGGCATTGTTTCAATCTGGCCTGTATATTTATAACCAACGAGTAGTGGGCTATATGAGGCAGCGGAAGGAACAGTTATGGAACCAGCTGAGACAAGAAACTCACCAAGATAGTTTCCTTGAGCCGAAATAACACTAACATTTTGACCATTACCGTATCTTGATCCAATGAATACTGAATCTATAGCAGCTGTTACAAAAGATGCAGCGTCAAGATGCAGGACTGTTTTATCAGAAGAGATGATCCCAAAAGAATTAGATTGGTTCATGGCGTTGTATCTTGTTCTGTACCACATCTTCTCTACGTTATAATTTGAACGATAAACGTACAAATATAAAAATTGTCTTTTACCTTTGCTTGGATCAGACACTATTGAAATTGAAGAAATGTCTGCATAACCTGTACCATAAGGAAAGAAATGTTTGGACCATCCCAGTGTTTTAGATGTTCTGTCCATTGTTAAACAAATTAAAGCTGATTTTCTGTAAGCTGTATCAAAGCATCTTATCCAAACTAATCCTTCATTTTCCTGGTATGCTAGTTCTTGCATACCGAAAACAGTGTAAAAATTTAAATTTGTTGTAACCAAGTCAAAAACTTTATCAAGGATTCCTTCTGAAATAATTGATAGTTCCGTGGCTGATTGATATTGTCTTAAATCCTTCGGGATCTCGTATAGACGTTTTCTATCATAAGAAACAAAAAGAATTGAAGATCCAACTTTAACAGGCTGTACGCGGGCTGATCCGTGACTGGAGATAGCAGAAACTTCAATATTGTAAACAGATAGGATCGAATCTGTTCCGCCTGTAATACTGTATTCTGTGCTAGTTGTACCAATAATAAGAGTTTGTGAAGGATACATCCATTGAATGGAATTTGCTGAAGTAGCGGCTAGTGTAAAGTTAAAAGGATCTGTAGTTTTAATATCACCAAAGTAATTCATAAAAGATACGTTTGTAGTCGCATCCTGGATAAATCTTTTTGCCATGAAGTGATAAATGTTACCGACTAATGAAGCCCATAAAGTATCTGGAAATGTAATGTTCCCGCCAAAATAAAGTCTTCCCTGGTGAAAGCAGGCTGATTTTGGATAACCGTTTTTTGCATTAAATGAGGAGATTTCAAAGTTGTTCGATGCTGTGGTCGCACCAAAGTTTACGCCTTGAGTGGCAGCATTAACAACACTGTCTGATACTTTGCCCGTAACTCTTGCCACGCCTGTGGTGGTACCTTGAGTTATCTTAATCATCATCCCAATTGGATCTCCGGTAAAATAATTTATCGCAGTAGCTCCTGCATTTTGGGCTGTAATTGTAATAGAGCCTGTCGTACCTGAAGGCTTTAAGTTGATGTTTGCATCAATGTTTGGATCTTGATAAGGAACGCGTAAAGGATATTTAACACTTGTATCAAGCCAAAGAACATTAGTATCAGGGTTAATTAAAGTAGGGTACAAAACTGAATCAATAATAAATGTAGTTGTGCCTGTTCTTTTTGCAACAATCGGGGCAAGTTGTCCTGTGCCGTCGCATATTACAAATAAGTCGCCGTATGAAGTAAAGTTTAAATTATCAAATACGGCGGCTACTTCAAGAGAGCTAGGGGAAAAATAACCAGCGGCTACTGTGAAGTCTGGGTATTTGCTCCATACTGAAGAGGGAGAAGTTAAAGTACAGGTAATTAATAAATCACCTTCTACTTTTTTTACTTCTGGTGCCAGTCCTGGATATAGATAAACCAAATAACTTAGTCCATCGGCTGGACTAAAAGAAAATATCCTGGCGTTATCAGTTCTGGAGTTTCCAACAAAATGAGTGCCTGGTCTAAAATACGTCCCCCCTTGTTTGAGAGGGATAAAATTTGTCATCTCTTCAACGCCCGAGAAATATTCCTCAAGGTCTGTTCTGCCTTTCAAGTATGGAGATAGTTCACCAGAAGAGAATTTATTGTAAATCGAATTATATTTCACTAGAACCTCGATTCAATAAATATATCATCTGTTAAAGGATATGGAGGATTTTCCTGTCCATCGTGGCTTCTACAATCTCTAAGTTTAACCAAATATTCCTGAAGTAGAGTTCCCTTTAAAGAATTAGATTGAACTAAAACAAAAGCTAAATCGGAAGCTAGTTTTAACGACAAAAGTTCAGCAAATGCTGGGGTAAAAGTAGAGGCATCTGTTATTTTAGAAATGTATCTTATTTTTACATCGGAATAATTAGAGTAAAGTTTTGTGCCTTCTACTTGATAGAAGTCTTCTTCGTATTGAGTAGCCCAAACTCTTAAGCAATCAGCGGGCAAGCTGTATTCATAAGCAAATTCAAATACTGGGGTATTGACCGTTGCAACCAGTGTTGCACGTTTGATAGCAAAATTCCAAGGATGCTCGTATAAAAGTTCGTCCCTGATTTTAGAATATTGTTCGTTTGCTAGAAGACCTTGACGAGTTGTTCCTGGGAGGGCTGAGATTATTTCCACGCCAAGTTTAATAAGTGCAGAATTTACAATACCTAATTCTGTGGCCATGGTTGCCTCTTAAAAAGAAAAGGCCCCCTTTCGAGGGCCTTATGGATTACTCAAGAATATACTGGATAAAGACTTTAATTTCAAGTCCGAGAGCTGCGTCTGAAGCTTCAGTAAATTTAATTTGAATACTTGTATCAGCTTCAAATTTTTTACCAAGAGCTGCTGATCCTGCTGGCATAAGTGATTTAACTGCTTGACCACCGGCATCTGAAGATGCAATAAAAGCATCGTCATCAGCAGAGTCAATTCCGTTAGCAAGAAAACCAAGCTTCATGATACCAGTGGTACCAAGACTTGGAGAAATTAGACAAGCTTCAATTACTTTTGCACCTTTAGGAAGTTTTGCTCCCATATTGATGAGGTCGCCAATCGCATATACGTTTTGACCACAAATAAAAGAATCTTGAAGAACACGAACTTTACCAGAAAGCTCGCCTTCGCTGATTTGTTTTGAAGGAACATCAATAAAAATTTTGCTATAATTACTACCGTTAAATTCGGCCATAAATTTCTCCTAAATTATGGGGGCATTTAGCCCCCAATTGTTTTTTATTATTCAGAACAGATAACTTCAACTACTTTAGCTTCTTCCATACGAGTAGCACCTAGGTGCAAGCTTGCATATACTTGTGTAGAGTAATGCTTAGTAGGAAGTACATCAATTTTACCGTTGATGTCTTGAGCTGTAGCAAGAAGTAGACCGTCCATAGCCCAAGCAATACAACGACGAGAGTTAGCAGCTGTGATTGTACCTGTACCAGATCCAACAACACCTGAAGCTACGTTGTAAGTTACGTTAGAAGCTGAACGAGGGATTCTTTCAGTGCGAACAAAGTTGAATCCCATGAAAGTATTTACTTCACCCATAACTAGAGCTTTTACTGAAGCAAAGTCAGAGCTAGTTACTTCTGTTTGAGCAAGAAGTGACTGAATCTGGAAAGAAGTTACTGCCATTGACTTACTGATTTCTTCAGAAACATCATTAGCATCAAATTTTTGCTTAACTGCACGAAGAGTTTTTACGTTAAGGTTTACACCTGAAGTAGTAGTTCCATCGTGAGCAGCTACTTTTTGTGCAGCTGGAAGTGCAACGGCTGTCGCTCCATCTACTCCAGAGTAAGCATTACCAAGAGCAGCTGCGATAATTTCGTCATCTTTAGCACGACCAAGTGCCCATACAGCGGCTTGAACGTATTCAGACTCAGGAGAGATTAGCATACGGATTTTGTCTTCTTTATCGACAAGATCAGCATAGAAGTAATCTTTAAGAGTCACGCGACGACGTGAGTGCGGAGTGTTTGAGTAAGTTGTATCAGAGTGACGACCAACTTTAAGTTGCGCGTCTACTGATCCAATTCTGTCATAAAAAGCTGATTCAGCATTTTGTGACTCGTTACGAACTAAACCTTGAAGTTTAGAACCTTTTTGTTGAGATAGGTGAAATACGTTTGAGCTATACTGCTTTACAAAAGCTTCGGTAATTTGATTAGACATAACCTCTCCTTAAGAGTGTCAAAATTAATAAATAAGTAATTTACTTTGTGACTACCCTGGTAAAAGGATCACGAAATTCATTAGATTTGTCCATGGGAACCTTTCGATCAACCCCATCATAGAACGTATATTTCTATGATGGAGGATTGAAAATATCTTGTCAATTATCTTTTTATTGAAACTGCCTGAAATAGCTTGGTCATCTCATTAATAGCATCTTTATGGCTTGGATGCGATTTATTATAATAAGGATGATCTTTGTTACCATAGATTTCATTAATCTTGGTTTGCGCTTCGGCTGGAGTCATGCCCATAGAACCAGTAGATTCAGCGTTTACAAACTTATCCTCGCCCATCTGTTCGGCAAGTTTAGCAAACATTTTAATAACTACTGGGTTATTACCAAGACCAGATTCATTGAAAATCTTTTTAGAATCTTCGTCTGCAATAGAGTTAAATAGTCCAGAAGCGGCTTGAAGTTTTCTTTCGTAGCCATTCCCCCATTCTTTTTTAAGACCGTTTACAGATTCTTCAAATACTCTTTTATTCTCAGTTTCGTTGTCACTGATAACTTTATCTACGTGGGAATTGTAGAACTCAAATAGTTTATCGGCTTGTCTTGGAAGGATGCCATTTTTAACAGCTAGTTCTTTAAAGCCTTTTACAAAGTCTTCATCCATTCCGTCGGCTTTAAGTTCATACTTGTCAGCAGATTCAGGTACTCCGAGTTTCTGATATACCTTGCTCCAATCTTCATCTGTAGCAAATTTATCTGGAATAATGATTTTGTCTTTGCCAATCATTTTTTGACCATGAACATAGCTCTTTGCAAGAGACTGAATGTCCATGATTGATGATAGGGAAGGATCAGCTTTTAAATCATCTGGTAATGAATCTTTCCAATTTTCAGGAATGGAAATAGGCTGTGCTGGTGCAGGTGTAATTGCAGGCGCGGCTGATTCAGCTGGGGTAGAATTGCCCCCGAGTAGGGATTCAGACATAATGACTCCTAGTCAATGTATTGGTTATCGTGAGAAATACCTTTCTCAATCTCTTCAATTAACTTTTGCGGATCAATTTTTAGAAGGTGCATAATCCTAAGAACGACGTTTCTTTCGCCTTCTTTTAGAATCATTTCATTTGAATTTGGTGAAAACGTCGAACCCATTACGTTATGGACTTTCATTAAATCGTATAAAACTTTTTTACCGTCTTCAGAGCTAAATGTAGCTTGGTAACAAGCTACTTGGTCTAGTTTTTTCTTTTTAATATTAAACATTAACTACCTTGAATTACTGGTGCAGTTTTACTAACCATTTCTGCTTCGTGAGCTTGATTCATTTGTTCTTGAGCTTGTTGAGCCGCTTGTGATCTTGCTTCTCTAAGCTTTTTAACATCTTTATCATCTCTGATTAATTCATACGGCAATGAAAGCGTATTGGCAATATATCTAAAGGCAGCGTCCGGATTAAAGTTATCCGTAACTGTCTGGTCCACTTGAAACAAGGGAGCTGCGATTTGAAACATTCTGTTTAATGATTCAAGTTCAGAAGTTTTCTGTGCGCGGGCAATCATTGAAGAATACTGAACTTCAAGTTTCATGCCTGCCAATGCTTGAGGAGCTGGAGGAAGCTGGCCTCTTCGATATAAAATATCAAAGATACGGTCGATCAGCGGCTTCAGTAATTCGTTATGCTGTCTTCCAAGTATTGGACCTAGTAGCCTTAATTGTTCTTCGGTTCTTTGCATTACTTCGGTAGCGGTCATTTGTGGACCTTGGCGAAGTTGTAGTTGATCTATGAAGAACGCTGAACGAATCCGTGTTCTCACGTCCTCCATGATCTGGAAACCGAAATCAATCCTTGCTCCGGTCACAAGAGGTTCGATTCTGTCTGCTGTTCCAGCGCGATAATAATTAATCGCTCCTGGAGCTGTTCTTATCGGTCCCATCGCCCCGTCATCTGGGGCCATCAATGGAGGATCAACTACTTTTTGAGCTGATCTAATTGTTACTTTCATCATTTGGTTGATCATCTTAATGTCTGGTAGACATTTCATTGCTGGTGATCTTCCGTATTTTTCGCCTGAGATTTTAGTCCATCTAGGTATGGCATAAGGGAAAGTGTTGTATCCTTTCTCTCTTAAAATAATTTTTTTATCTTTTAAAACGTAACAAGAATAAAATGGTTTATTTTCAAATACATTTCCGTAAGGATTGTATTGAGTGTTCGCGCCTACTGAGTGAATGATTTCGTATTCTTTGTGAGGGTCACTCATCATTGCTTGAGCCATTGGATCGTTTGCAAACGGTTCAGCTCCGAACTCATCCAAAATATCTTTCATTGGCTTTTTAAAACAACGAACAACGGTATCTACTACGCCTTTGTAGTTCTCATCAATATACATTTGATAAATTGGATGAGATAAAAAACGAATGTAGTCAGTATCATCTTCATCAATAAATAAAGCACCTGTACCAAAGCTTCCAATGTCTAGGTAAACTTCATGAATCTCAGTTTGAAAATTAGAATTATTTAAAATCTGGTGCATACGACGAACGCACTCTTGTAACCACTTTCTTACTTCGTCGTTCTTATCCATCTTTGAATCGCCAGTAGTAAGACCAAAAAATATATTAGTAGGATTTGAAAGCATACCATGGAGAGCAGAACCCAAAAGCTCGTTTGAATGAATCGCAGTAGAGTCGTAAATTTCATTGAATTTCTTCTCCCCTGGTGCCCTGTCAAATTGATAAACATTGTCTTTGTTAGGAATAACAAATTCAGCAATGTCTCTCCAGTGAGAATCCCAATTAACTCTGTTTGATTTTAACTTCTCATAGAGTTTAATAATTTTTAAGGCTTTATCATTTGGGATCATTAGATCATCCTAGTCTGTGCAATTCCTGGAGCAGCTGTTCTTGATACTGCTTCTTGTTTTCTGGCATTGAAAATATTTGCCAATGCTTCAGTTTGTTTAGCTTTTTTAGCACCAATAGAACTCTTATAAACAGGAGTCATTAAGTCTTGATTGCTTGTAAGTAAAGTAGATTCTTGAGCCGCAAAATCATTAAAAGCTTGTGTGTCGGCTGCTCTGTTGGATTTATCTTCGGCGGCTGCTTTTCTTTCTTGTCTTTTTTCTTCTGTGACATTGGCTACGTTTTGAACTTGTCCAGCTAATCCTTGGGGTGTTGTTAGGGCTGTAGGGTCAATTGTATATTGTCCTATTTTAATTTTGGGCCTTTCAATGCCTGCTTGGTCCATTATTTTACCAATTGGATTGGAAACAAATTGTTCAGCACCTTTAGCACTCATACTATGACTCCTTAATACTCATATTCATTATAAGAATCATCGGCTCTTGTTGGCAAGGTTCTATTTCGTATCTCGTTGGTATCTCTCGAATCCATAGCCGAATACCCAAAGCTATCCGCGCCATGAGAAGCCCAGTTGTGAAGCGGGGTATCCATCCAGATTTTATTTTTAGCGTCCCATTTTCTGGAATATGATTCAAGTGAATCTAACCCCTTGCGGCATTTTGCCTCATCAAAAACCGACCTTGGCAGAATGATCCTGGCAGCGTTTACCCTGTCGGCTGGCGAGGATTTAGACTGTACTTCGCCTCTGATCCCAAGGGATGACAAAATCTCAAGACGTGTTCTTCCGGTGGATAGATCGCGAACTTTTACGTCATGAGGAAAAACGTGCCTACCGTAAACATAGTTTCTTTTCTTGAGCATATCGGCATAGTGTTCTAGTCCTTGCCCGCTCATTTCGTAGTAGTCAATGTATCTGTACTCAGATCCGAATTGTTGACGAAACCAGACGGTGGTTGTGTCGCTCATCCCAAGATCCCAGAACGTATCCACGACTAAAGCTGGATCATACGGAACGCTACGAATTTTCTTTTTATCTTTCAGTTCGTTGATATACTTAGCGAAGTAGGCCCCAGTATTAGCCCCCGCAAAACTACATTCAAACTCCTGCATATAAGCCTCGTCACCAATCTCCGCCCTAATCTCATCTAACTCATGCTGGGGTATTAATTTTGATTCCGACGCTTTAAGAACAAACGAAAACCAGTTTGGATTCTTGATAGCGAACTCGTATTTCTCCTTAAAGTCATTCGCCCCTTTCGGTGTCCCGATAAAGAAACACGCTCCTTGTCTATCAGCAAGGGCAGGACGAACAATAAGAGAAAAAACGTCAGGCCCAAGATCCTGGTATTCATCCAACGCAATAACATCAAAATACATTCCCCGAAGAGAGTCAGCATTTTCAGCACCAAGTAAATGAATGGTGCAAAAACCGTTACCATGAGGGGCCGTAAATCTAACCTTAAGTTCTGCTTCATTGGCTATGAATCCTGGTAAATTTTGCGCATAATCTTTTAAGTAAACCCATGCAATACGTTTAGCCTGCCCAAAGGTAGGGGCAACATAAGCACCCTGCGGATTCTTAAGTGTACAATGAAGAAGCCTGTCTAGTATCTCGTTAATAACTGAAACAGTCTTACCGCCTCGACGATGAACAACAATCACGCCAAAACGCTTGTTGTATGCCAACGTATGAAACCGACGCTGCCAATGTCTAGGGACATATCCTGTATTGATTACTTCGGTCTTCATGGAACTACTTTGGTACTATTTTTTAGATTTAGCTTTTTTACCGGAAAGCTCGGCTTTACCTTTTTGACCATGTGGAATCAATGGTTCTTCGATAGGTTCTTCTGTCGGTTCACGTAATTCTAGTTCAACGGCTTTATCAATGTATCTCTCAGGGAAATGACCGAACATTCCATTGTCAAGAAGAACTCTTTCATGAATCTTTTTTGTCACTGACTACCTCGACTGTTATTGTTTCATCCCTGGTTACGCCTGTTATAATTTGAATAACAGTAGCACCAGATCCGCCGGATTCTTTTTTGTTACCGAATCTATTTGGGCTATCTTTCTCAGCACTCCATTTAAGAAGCTCCGCTGCCCTAACTTTACCGTCAATTTCACTCTTGGACAAGTTACCAGTAGATAACTCTTCAGCTGTATCAATGATTGTATCCTGAACCATTTCAGCGCGAATCATCCTTGCTTTGTTTAAGTCATCCGAGAAAGACTGAATCTTATCGCACCATTTTAAAACAGTTGAAGGAGTCACGCCTAAATTTAAACAAGCTTTCTTTAACGTCTGTCCTTCGGAAACTCTTTGAAGAACAACGTCGGCAATTAATTTAGAGTAATTAAACTTTTGTGGAATATAGTTTGATAGGCTCATCCCTTTCTGGACAAGCATAGACTTACCATCAATGTTCAATTGAATCATGTTATTTGGATTCAATAAATGTTCTTCATTGAAATCAGCTTGAAGTGCAATGACTTCACCAGAAATAGCGTCAACCGCTTCGATGATTTTGTAGTGCTCATTCCAGCGGTAGAAGATGTTTTCAGACTTAACTGAAAGTTCATTGGTCACGTTATACGCCTATTTTAATTCCGCCTATTTGGCATGAATCACTTGAGTCAGGTATCTCTACAGTCACCCAAAAATAATAGGGTTGGTCCCAGGTAAATCCAACTTGGTCATATATTGGGTGTTGAATCATGTCAGTATTCAAGGAGTAGGCAAACTCAACACCGTAAAGATTTGACCCATCATTAGTAAAAGTTCTTTGCATGTTTGAAATTTTATTGGATGCGTCTATTTGACAAGTAGCTATTACAGTAGATGTTGCATATACGTCATTGTTGCTAATTCTAAGTCTAAAAAATATTTTGTCGTTTCCAGGTTCTCTTCTGCACACTATGGAGTGAACTACTAAAGACCCGT